AACAGGGTCACGGTTGATCTCTCTTTTCAGTTAGTCTCCATAACCTCTAGAAAGCCTTCGTTGTGAAGATTGGCTAATAAACGTCAATTCCTGTCGATCTATAAGAAAAACCTTATACGAGGAAATTTTCGGGTGCTTATTGGGTTATGCGAGGGGAACGACCATGGAGGGCCTGTGGCGCGTCAAGCGGAAGGTAAAACGGGCCACATCCGAACCGAGTTCAGACCACGATGTATCGGCATGACCGGATTTATCCCAATTTTAGCCGTAGTCTCGACCGGGGGACTCGTCGGTCTCTTGGTGTGGCTTCTGGTCCTTGCGCTCGTGCTTTGGCTGATCTGGCTAATCCTGGGCCTGCTGCCATTGCCGGAGCCGATCAAGAGCATCATTGCGGTCATCATCGCGCTGGTTGCGTTGCTGGCGATCCTGTCGCGGATTGGGATTGTTCTTTGACGTCTCGGAAAACCGTGGCATTCTCGGGCAGCAGGTTGGTGTAGTAGCAACATTTCGGGCTCATAACCCGAGGCCAAGGGTGCGATTCCCTTACCTGCAACCAATTTCACTTCCGGGGCCACCGAATAGGTACAGCCGGGGTCTTCGGGCCTCGGCTGTTTTGCGTTACGGGTAAACCTAAGGACTCGTTGCGCGCATTGAGAGCCGCCAGCAAGATGCCCGAATGAAAGAGCGACCAATACTTTTCAGTACCCCTATGGTGCGAGCCATTCTCGATGGGCGGAAGACGCAGACGCGGAGGATCTGCAAATGCATCTGCAATAGCATCCATCACGGAGGAAACCCGGTGAAACTCCTTGGAGAATGGGGCCTTTCAACCCCTCCATTTCAGTGGGATGGAGAAGAATACCCATGGAATTGGACCGGTGAACGCGCTCCCAAAAAGTGGGATTGGATCGAGGAATTCCAGACCGAAGTCGATGATCACGCTACCGCACCAGTTCGCTGCCCGTGGTCCGTTGGGGAACATCTCTGGGTCAAGGAAACTTGGCGAACCAACCGAAACTGGGACCACCTTGCGCCCAATGAGCTTCCGATCCACGACGACATCCTCACGGCTCAGTCGCAAATCGACTACCTTGCCGACGGAACCAAAAGCCAGCATGGCAAAACTCGTGTCTCCATCCACATGCCGCGGTGGGCATCCCGAATTGATCTGGAGATCACCGAGATTCGCGTGCAGCGATTGCAGGACATCAGCGAGGAGGACATCCTGTCCGAGGGCGTAACGGTGGATCGGGTAGCGGAGTGGTGCAATTACCCTTGGTCGAGCATTCCTACTCTCCATCACGCTTGGAAAGTGCTCTGGGAATCGATCAACGGTGCCGACTCATGGAGCGCCAATCCATGGGTGTGGGCCATCAACTTCAAGCGAGTAAACGGGTAAACCTCCGCCGGAATTGACTCACTGCCGATGCGCGGGCAACTTCGGGACATGAACGCAAGCCAACGAGAGAACCCGAAAGCATACCAAGCCGTGAATGGAGTGGATGTCACGGCTGACTGGCACGCCGCCAACAACGCCCAGATTTACCGGGAGACGGCAGCGATGTTTTACGCGGCGTTGCTGGCGCGGCCCTGTGAGAGCAATACGCCTATGCTGGCTGATGCAGCAATTCTGCACGCTGAAGCCTTTTTCGCCGAACTGGACCGCCGATTCGCGAAGCCATGATCATCTCAGTCCTTAAACCTTGTCCGTTCTGCGGAGATTCAGATGCTGAAGTCGCAGATAGTGATGTGCCCACTATTCACGGAAACAAAAAGGTCGCAGTTTTCTGCAACGCGTGTTTCTGCGAAGGACCTACCGCCAACTGCGAGTCAGATGCCATTGAACTTTGGAACCGCCGATTCGCGAAGGAGGACGGGAAGTGAGCAATCTGGCCATCATCGAGGCAGCTTCGAATCAGGAACTTGGTGTACAGCTAGCCGAGCTTTGCCGGGCCGGGCATCCGATGTTGCTGCATCAGGAAAACGGATGGGTTTGCCGTGTGGAAATGCACGTCGCCGCAGCGGGAACATCCTTCACTATCCGGTCGGAATCTGGGCATGTATCGCCACTTTGTGCTGTCAGCCAATGCCTTGGCCGAGTGGTGGCTGCGCTTCAACAATACGCATCATGACCCCCGCCGGCACCATCCTCGCGTTTCTCGAACAGGCACAGCAGCGGGACATTGACTATGAAAATAATTGATCCCGGACATAGATACAGTCTATTGACGCTCGACGGAAGCGGAGAGCAGGAATTGCGCTTTGTGAAGCGGGTCGATCCAGATCGCCCGTGGCGCTTTCCAGGAAATACGAATGCGCATAGCGGGACGACGATGCAGAGCGTTATTCGCGCTCTGTTGGAGAGACTGAAGTATCTTCAGAATCAAGTTTGGGCTCTGGAAAACGTGCCAATAATTTTCGCGCTTCGATGCAGCCTTTGGCTGCTAGAGTTCCGCGCCGCGCGTCGCCATCACCGATGCTATTGGCACGGGTTCACGTTCGCTGAGACCTCTCAGCTCTGTCCACGCTGCGGGCACACGACATGTGAGCACGTCGATAACGCCCAAGCTGAGCAGCGGCCATGAAAACACAAACCGACATCGACATAGAGATGGCTGGAAAAGAATTGACGGTCTATGAGACGCAATCGCCGCCTGCTCCGGCTCCAAGTTCTGTGCACTGGGGGGAGCCCCTTCGGATCACGAGCGATGACTGCGACAAGTCCCCTATGGACTTAGTGATTCAGCAAGGTGGTAACGGTGACTGGTACATTGCGATCCTTCCTGAGGGGTATGTCATCGGTCCGGCCGTGAGGCTTTCCACAAGTGGCGGTGCATCGTCACGAGTGCCCGGTTTCACAGTGGCGATCGCGGCGGCTTATCGCGCGCTTTTTGAAGCACAGTACAGCTAATTGAACAACCCATGCCAGCCGAAAAACCCGATAAAAAGCGCCGCGGACCGAAGATTCAAACCGGCATTCGCTGGACCATTGGCATGATTGCATCGGAGTTCAATAAACCGCACGAACAAGTGAGAGCGTTGGTGCGACGTTCCGGCGTAATTCCGGGAAGCGACGAATGTTTCAGCACGGTTCAATGCGCTCAAATCTTTTTCGACCCGAATAAGTCGATGCTTCAGGAGCACGAACGAGTAGCGGCTGAGCGAAACGCGGAAACGGCGCAGATTGAGCACGCGAGGGCCATGAATCAGGTCGTAATGCTGGAGGACGCGCAGGCCTTCTGGAACGACGGGTTCGCTAAGATCATCGGGACCATTCAGGACGCGGATTACATCGACTCCGATTCGAGGTCTCGGCTTGTGCTGGAGATGAACGCGATCGACGTTGATCCTAAGGCGATTGGGAAGGCAGATCGGGAATGATGCGGATTTGCCAACGGTGTAAAAAGGCTTGGTGGAGTGGCGGATTGAACAAGATTTGTCGCTCCTGTCGCTACAGCACATGACCCCATCTCTCCGAAACCGACTCTCCGAAAACTGCGCGAATGCATTTAAGGCAGCATGGAAAAGCGCGCTGAAATTTCGGCGGATTCGAAAGCCGAGCGAATGGGCGGTTGAGGAAAGGTTTTTGGCGGTTGGGAGTTCACCCTTGGTGGAGACGCAGGCGAAGCGGTTCACACACGACAGCTTTCCGCACTGTGTGGAGCAGATGGATTCCCTAGACGATCCCTCCGTGAAATTCCTCGTGATTTGGGCCGCGATCCGCGACGGGAAGACTTCTTCGGTCTGCCTCTCGGGCATCGGTCGCATGGTGGACGATACCGGCGGAAACGCCTACAGCGTTCATCCAACTGAAGACGACGCGGATAAGTTCTCCGAGCAAGACCTAGAAACGATGATCGAAAGTTCTCCGTCGATTCGAGAGAAGTTCGTGAAGCGGAAAAGTCGGGACGCGGGGCGAACCAAAGGATTCAAAAAATATTCGGGCGGTTCGATCCGAATCGTGACAGCGGGGAGCGCGACCAAATTCCGAGGGACCTCGGTTCGTTTGATGTGCCTGCACGAGCTGGATGCGTTGCCAGCTGAGATCATCGCCAAAGCCGAGGGCCGCGTGAAGGGCTACCGCAAAGGCAAGATCATCAAGGAATCAACCTGCACAAGCGCCCCGGAGCTAAACGACAAGGGCGAAATCAAGCAGTACCGATCAAATATCCATGAGGCCTACGACCTTGGCGACCAGAGAAATTGGTTCTGCTCCTGCAAAAAGTGCGGTCATCTCCAGACGATCAAGTTCAAGCAGTTCGGCTGCGAAGACGGCGACATGGCCAAAGGGCACTATGCCTGCGAAGCCTGCGAATACCAGCACAGCCCAGCCGAATTCAGAACCATCTGCGCGACCGGGAAATGGTTCCCTACTGCCGGCCTTACCGATGAAGAAAAAGAGGACATTCTCGCCAACTTCCACAAGGCCAAGGCCAAAAATCCCGCCGTACGCAGCTACTGGCGAAACGGGTTTAATTCCCTGCTCCCGCATCACGAGAGCTACGCCAACAAGATCCACGAATACTTGGCTGAAGCTGAGGACGCGAAACGGGACCCCCAGAAATTCAAGACGTGGCAGAACGAAATCGCGGCGGAACTTCACAACCCAGAATCAGAGTCAGAAGCGGCTCCAGATTGGCAACCGATTTACAACCGCCGCGAAAACTACGCCGACGAGAAGGGCAATATCATTGTTCCACGTGGCGCATTGTGGATGGGAATCGGAATCGACGTGCACCCTGACCGGATCGAGTTCGGCAAGATCGGGTATGGCCGGCGTGAAGAGGCATGGCATCTCAGATCCGGCGTAGTTTGGGGAGACAAGCACGACGAGGCTACATGGACCGAATTGGAAGGAGAGCTTCAGCGGGCCTATACACACGAATTGGGGGGCCAGCTCGGGGTTGGGCTTGCATTCTGCGACTGTAGTCACGGCGCAGAACAGGTGGGCCGATGGTTGCTGAGTCTGCGCGACAAGGGATCGCCCCTTTACCGCAAGGTCTTCGCTTGCCGCGGCGCCATCACCTTTCCTCACCCCATCGTTGTTGATCGTCACACGCGGTTAATGAAAAACCTGTTCGGATTCTGGGTCGGCGGTGACGAGGGTAAGGACTACATTTACGCCAAGCTTCGAGCGCCGATCATCACCAACCAGATTGTGCCCGATGGATTCCGGCACTACGGAAAGAATTGTGACCGGAAGTTTTTCGAGCAGCTCACGGCGGAACAAGTTTCCATCGAGTTCAAAAACGGGGAAGAGATCCGGCGGTACAAAAACCCACTGAAACGAAGGAATGAGCAACTCGACTTGGCGCTTTACAGCCTAGCCGCATTCAAGCTGAGGCAGCGCCGAATCGATTGGGACGCGTTGGAAAAAGAGCTTACGGTTGAGGTCAAAGCGGAGAAAAAACCGGCGGCAGAGAAGTCGAATCCGTTCGCCAGCATGGCCGGCGCATCCGGGATCGCTCGTCGGTGGTGATTGACTTCTCAAACTTGAGAGCCTATCAGGCGGGACATGCAACCGCCGCTTTGGTTTCAGGGTGGGCTGTGCCTGATTGAGGCCGGCAACACCTACACCACCACCCAGACCCTCACCGGATACCCGGCAACGCTCTACACGGCGGCGCTTGTCTTCAACCGCCCAGGAATCGCGCCAATCATCGTCAATGCGACTGCCGATGGCGAAAAGTTCGTCCTGACCATCACCGGGACAACCTTCACGAATGCCACTGCGGGCCAGTTCGATTTTGCGATTTACCTGACCAAGATCGCCGACACCACGCGGAGCACCTACATCACGGGAGTAGTAAATGTGGAGCAGAACCTTGCAGTGGCGTACGAGCCTACAGAGGCCGAGGCCCAACTTACTGCCCTGAACGCGACAATCGATGCGCTCATGGCCACTGGCGAAGAGGGGGCGGTTGAATCGGCCAGTTTCAACGGCCAGAGCTACACCAAACGGGATCTTCCATCTCTTTATCTTTTGCAGACCCAGATGGAGGCAAAGGTTTACCGAGAAAAGCTTAAGCGTGACAGCCTTCGAGGGGACAACCACTCCCGAAACATGGGGCCGGTCATGCTGCCCGTGGGCCAAGGGATTGGTCGATGGGGATATCCATTCCCATATCCTTTTACACCATGAGTTCCCGAAAACCACAGAAGCGGTCAGCGCCCTCAAAAAAGCGTCCGCAACAGCAACAACAACGCACCTTTCGGGAAGTCCTCGCCACTGGCGATCTATTCCAGGATTGGCCCATCAACCCAATCTCTCTGGATTCGGATGTTTGGCAGAACATTTTGATTATCCGTCAGCGTTCGCGCGACCTTTTCCGAACCAACGAATATTTTCAGAACTACCGTGACGAGATGTGGCAAAACGTCCTTGGGGACAATGGCCATGTCCTGCGCATGAGGATTCTGGAAATGGAAGATCGAGCGGTGAAATCGCCAGACGAGAAAGTTCTGCGTGCCGCCTTCTTCAAGCGACGCGCTAGAATTCTCGAATGGGCTGCAACCAAAACCACGGCTCGCCTGCGCACCATGATTCGCAATCGATCGCGCGAAATGTCTGGAATCGCGCGCGCCCAAATGATCGAAGCCGGCCAGCCCGACATTTACGCGAATCAACTGATCGAGGCGAAATGGAAGGACTGGAGCCGTGCCCAGAACTGCGATGTCCGCCAATCGCGCGATTATCAGATGCTGCGGCAAATGCGGCTAATCAATGCGACGCAGGACGGAGGCTTTTTCATCCGCATGATTCGTGACCCGAAAGTCAACGAATACGGCTTTGCACTTCAGGGGATCAACGATGAATGGTGCGATTTCTGGGCTAACGGCCAGAGCGTTGATGGCAATGAAGTGCGCATGGGGATCGAGTACAAAAACAATTCGTGGGGCCTCGGAAAGCCGGTGTCGTATCTCTTCATCAAACGGCAGCCGAACGATTGGCAATTTGCGATTCCGGGCGCTGTCGGCCTTGGTGATGGGTCGCTCCACAACCGTATTTCCGCAGATGACATTATCCACTACGCTCGGTTCATGGATAACGATTCCACGCGGCCCGCGCCGTGGTGTGCCAGCGTCATTCCAAAGGTTCACCAACTGAATCAATTTGAGCTGGCAGAGGTCATTGCGGCTCGTGTCGCCGCCTGCAAAATGGCGTTTGCGGAAGCGGAACCCTACGGTCCTCCAGAGGGGGGATTTTTGGACGCACCTCCTGACCCTCTGCAAATCAACCAGCTTCGGCTAAAGATGATTCCCGGAAGCATGCAAGGGGTGCCGTATGGCGTGAAGATGAAGGCGCTGGATTTCAACCATCCGACGCAGAATTTCCCCGAGTTCCGCAAGGGAATGCTCCGCAGCGTCTGCGCCGGTATGCCGGGAGCCAGCTACGCCATTCTTGGCCACGATTACGAGGGAATCAACTTCAGCGCCGGCAAACTCGATCGACTCAGCTACACCGATGCTTGGCGCATGATTCAGCGGTTCGACATCGAAAAGGCGGAACGACCGATCTTCGAGGCTTGGTTGGAAATGGCGCTGACGACGGGTGCGATTCCGTTGCCGCTTTCCAAGTTCAAGAAGTTCAACAAACCGCATTTCCAGGGTCGCCGCTGGTCCGCGGTTGAGCCCTATAAGGACGTTGAGCCGACGCTTCTTCTGATCGCCAACAAGCTCACGAGTCGGACGCGCACCGTTGAGGAACAAAACGGCATTGATTACGAAGAGCTGCTTTACGAGATCGCGGAGGAAGAAATGCTGATGGAAGAGCTGGGCATGAGCACGCAGGTTGTGAGCCTCGCCAAACCTCAGGCCGAACCGGATGGAGACGAGGAGGATTCCGGGGACGATTCAGGAGATAATGAAGACGGCGAAACAACCACAACCGGAAAAAGCAGACTCAACGGAGTGCTCAACGGTCATTCCTGAGAGCTTGACTCGCAAAACTGCGAAGCGTAAGAGGCATCCCAGTCCGATGCCAGAGCCGCGGACAATCCACCGCGAACCAATCTTATTCCGACGATGAGCGCAGTCCCTAAAACCATCAAAGTTCCCGCCAATCTCACGCGAGCCCGAGAAGGCGGAGTCGAGATGGTGGGGGAAGGAGAAAAGAAAGAGCTTCGCATCTCAATTTCCAGCGATACGCCGTATTTGCGGTATGATTGGTGGACCGATGAGGAGTATTACGAGGTACTGGACCATTCGCCGGGAGGTTTTGAGGATGGGCGTCTCAAAAATGGAATGCCGATGCTGTATCAGCACGAGCGGAATAAGCATATCGGTCGAGCACGAAGCTTTTCTTCTGATGGTAAGCGAATCATGGTTTCGGACATCATTTGGAGCGAAAGCGATTTCGCGAAAGAGAAGCGTTCCGACATGGAAGCCGGCGTCCTGGTTGATACCAGCGTAGGGTATTCACTGATCGGCGAAGGCGAATGCATCGGGGCAAAAGACGGAATTCCGATCTATCGTTTCAAATGGGAACCACACGAGTTCTCGCTCGTCAGCATTCCTGCCGATTTCAGCGTAGGGGTTGGACGTGAAATGGACCCTGCAAAGCGCGAGGAATTGCAGAAAATGGAGTTCCGCGAGCTTAAAGTCTCAAAAATGATTGACTCTTCACAAAAAAGAGAGCATTCCCGCAAAAAAGAAACCGCTATGGCCGACGAAAACAATCCTACCCAGCAAATCGATGTTGTCGCCGAACGTGGCGATGCCGTGAAAGCCGAACGCGCTCGCGTCTCTGAAATTCAGAAGTACGCAAAGGCGTTCAATCAGAACGCCAAGCTCAAGACCCCACTCAATGATCTTGAGCGAACCGCCATCAATGAAGGGCACAGCTTCGACGATTTCCGGCAGGCGGTGATGGACAATTGGGAGTCGGCTACCAGGGTAGAAGGGGCGGACGCTGATCCGAATATCGGTATGAGCAAAAAGGAACGGCGTCAATTCTCGCTCGCAAAGGTCATGCTGGAAGCGGGTAGCGCCAAGGGGTTGACTGGCCTCGAAAAGGCTGCGCACGAAGCCGCGGTCCAGAAGTACGCAAAGGACGGTCGCACCTTCGAAGGCGTTTGCATCCCGCACGACATGCAGGCCTCCCGCGTCGATGAAGACTGGGATATGAGCGCGCGCCAGATTCGAAATCTGGCCGAGAGCATGGAGAAAGATCAACACGTTTTGCTTGGTCGCTCCCTCAGCGCCTCGGTCTTCGGTTCCGGCGGCTTCCTCGTTGGCACTGACTTGCTGGCCGGCAGCTACATCGATTTTCTCCGAAACGTGACCCTGATCGGCAACGGCCCATTCGGCATCATCGAACTCGGCGGACTTGTTGGCAACGTCGCCATTCCGAAACAGAACAGCACTGCGACTGTATACTGGCTGGCGGAAGGGGCCCCGGTCAACGAATCGAACTTCACTGGCGGCCAGCTATATCTGACCCCACGGCGCATGGCGGTTCAAACGAACTTCACCAAGCAGCTTCTGGCGCAGAGCACGCCATCGGTTGAAATGCTGGTCCGCAACGATATCGCGCTCGCGATGGGGGTCGAAGAAGATCGAGTCATTATCCAGGGCTCCGGCCTCAATGGTGAGCCGGTCGGCATCACGAACACGACCGGGGTTGGCGCCGATATCACTTTTGGTGGCGCCGCCACTTGGCAGGACATCGTTGATTTTGAGTACTACCTCGAAAACGCGAACGTCCGCAGCGGCCAGATGGCGTTTCTCACCACGCCTCTCACCAAGTCTCGTCTGCGTGCCACTCTCAAAGTGGCTTCCAGCACCTTCCCGATTTACCTCTGGGAACAGGCCCGCGGCGAATATCCTCCGATCAATGGTTCGATGGGCGGCATCATGGGTGAAAGCCCAGCGTATGCCACCAAGAATGCGCCCAGCTCGAACGTGGTCATCTTCGGTGTGTTCAACAACAACGTGACCAAGGCTCGCTGGGCTGGCTTTGACCTCGTGGTTGATCCCTACACGGGCGCCGGCTCCGAAACGATCAAGACCTACGTCAATCAGTGGATCGACGTGGCTATCCGCTATCCGCAGGCGTTCGAAGTCTCCACGGACGCTCCCGCTGCACCGTAATTCTGACGATCCAAAACCATGACTAAGAATCAACCGAAGTTCATCGAGGTCGTAGCGACCCACAATATCCGGGTCCGAAAGGAGCACTTCCTGAACGGCGATACCCCACAGGGTTTCGAGCCCATCGAAGACACGCTCGTGATCCTTTTCCCGAAGGGCGAAACCGCCAAGATCCAGTTCAGCGCAGCCGCTGATCTGATTATCGGCGGATCGGCCCTTGATGCTCGCAAGCCCGAGAACGCTGCGGAAATCCGCCGCATCGTTGATGAGGTCAAATCCGTACAAACGAAACTGAAGAAAGCCGCCTGATATGATCATCGATACAGTCAATTCCCTGACCCGAGTCCAGGTCATCTACCCGGTCGGACAAGCAACCAGCACCCTCAACAGTCCGGCGATTGACCTTCAGTCGTACGACTTCGTTGGCGTGCCGCAGCTTATCTGCTCTTGCGGCCCGAAATCGGCAGGCGATGCCAACCCGACGTGGAACGCCTATTTCCTCAGCGGGGCCGACACGAACATCGCCAACGCGACCAACCTCAATATCGCGATCACGCAGGTGACCAACAGCAACAACGTGCAGTCGGTTGCGATGGACATTCGGGCCGTGCCCAATCGTTACCTTTTCGCCAAGTCGGTTGTTGCCGGAGTCAACGGCGTCGTGCCGGTTTCCATCGTTCTGGAAGGCACGAAGAAAGTTCAGTAAACACGGGTGGTCGTTCATCGAATCGGGCGCCAGCTTTGCGAGAGCTGGCGCCCTTTTTCGTGTTTACGGGTAGAGCATCGGTGGGCTTGAGCGGATTCGGTGTGTCGGCTTCATTGCTTCCAATGAACCCTGAAACCTACACCGACGAGCAGATCAACGAGGAACTCCACCAAATCGTTTGGATAACGAAGCTGGCAGGCAACTGGCCCGCACTGGCATACCTCCTCCAGCAGCGCACAGCCAAGCCCGCGCCGTCCTTCCCTGCGCTGCCCCCGGGTGAGCGGTACAGCAATCCGCAGGGTTTTACGCCACAGTTAATCGAAGTAGAAAAAGGCTATCGGCCTGTGCTGGAATCGGAGCGAGCAACAATTGAGCACGAGTGCGCATGCTCGGGGCTGGAATGGTCGGAAGGCGCCAAAGTCGATTTTACATTTGGCGAAATTAATTCGAATGCTCCGCGCTTCACCTACCGCACTCGCGCCCCATTGCCCGAGCACGTCCTGCGCTGGCAGGCGGAGCAGCAGAAGGCTGGGAATTTCAGGTCATTGACCGCAGAAGAACGGGCAGCACTGGACGAATTCACGATGAATGAGCTTTTGAAGAAAGGAGGTGATGCACCATGCCCCACTTCGACGAGCCAACGGGAACGGGGAAGTAACGCGGAGCCGAAGTCCGATCCCTCGGCATCCGCACTATTCCGCATCACTGGGCCAGGGCTGTACCGGACGCGGGATGGGGGGAAGGCGGAGGTACGGCAATACTTTAATCCGCAAGAGTATGATTATCCTTGGAGGGGTATAATTGGTGATGACCATGAATGCTGGGATAGCAACGGGACATGGGCCAAGTGGTTAACCGAATCTAGGTTGGACATCGTATCTGACTGGACTGAAGACCCCGCTCAGCCAACCGCCGTCGAAATCGACTGGAGCAAGGTGCCGGAGGTGTACGACTGGGTGGCATCGGACAAGGATGGATACGCCGTTGCCTATACCCAAAAACCAGAAATCAGTTTGCTCACCGGACGTTGGCAGTCAAAGGAGCTATGGACTACCTTTCCGGGTGACTACGCCGCCCCCGACTGGACCAAATCCCTCGTCCAGCGCCCAGCACCGGAGCTTGTCATATCTACCGGGAAAGGATCTTTCCAAGACCCAATCCGAAGACTCCTCTGCATCGTGGCTGGAGCCGTATTGGAGGGATGCGAGAATTTCGGTGGACCATTCCGGGAAAACTGCCAATGCCATTCCTGCGAAGGGTTCCGTATTTTATCTCAATTGGATCAATGAAGCTTTTCATTCCACTCATCGACAACGGCGGCGGCTCACTCCGCACCGGATTCGCCATGTCGCTTTTCATGGCCATGATCGAAAGCCGAACATTGGAGTACCGCATGGAAAGGTTCAGTGATTCCGCCATCAGCCGCGCGCGGAATCGAGCCGCGGCATCGTTCCTCGAAACGGACGGCGATTATCTGCTCTTCCTCGACGCTGACCTTTTCTTCGAACCGGAAGCACTGACCTTCATCAACGAAACGGACGAGCCGATCGTCTGCGGAATGTACTGCCTGAAGATGCCCGGCATGATTCCGTGCCTCAACGCGTATCCTGAAAGCGCCGGTCAGATGATCGAGGACGGACTTACCCCGGTTCGCCGCGCCGGCACAGGGTTTATGCGAATCAAGCGCGAGGTGTTCGAGGCGATGAAAGCCGTATGTCCGGCCTATACTAATCACGGCAGAACCGAGTGGGATTTCTTCCCCTTCGGCGTTCGCAACGGTGAGTATCTCTCCGAGGATTGGGCCTTCTGCGATACTGCGCGGGATCTTGGCTACAAGGTGCAACTCGATGGCCGCATCAAACTCCGTCACGAGGGCTCATGCCTTTACCCGATGGACCACGAAATTGAGGCGGTGAACAAACGGGACAACGAGCTATGAAACTCGTCATCTATTCCAACTGGTCAAAGGACATCGCCGACCTTTGCTCGGTCACGCATCCGAATCATAAGGCCTACGCGGCTCGCCACGGCTACATGCGGGTTTGCGAAGAGGTGCCTTACGAGCAAGCGCCGATCGCTCTTTTTGATGCAGTGCTTCGGTTGTTCGAGGAAGGCGAACAACTGGTTCTAACGCACGGGGCAGATGTCCTTTTCATGGACATGCGGAAGAGGTTTGAAATTGCTCCGTTCTTTCCCAACCCGCATGGCTCCAGCATTCAAAACTGTTCTCCCTCGGAATATCGGTGGCCAGTAACGATTGCCCGCGAGGCGATCAGCTTTTGGCCGATCAACAACGACGTGATGATCTGGAGGAAATGCGCTTCAAGCATCCAATTGCTTTCACGCCTCAAGTCGGACGAACAAATCTGGCGCCCCTACAAATGGCAGTGGCAAACCCACCTCTGGAACCTAATCCAAACCGAGCAATGGGTAAAACACTCTGTGAATATCGTCCCTGCTAGAACGATGAACTCCACGCACAAGGACGGGGAATCACGCTGGCAACTCGGAGATTTCATCATCCATTTCGTTGGGGAATCGAACCAAGAGAAGGCTCGACTGGCTAGGAAGTACGTGAAATACGCGGGGGATTGCACTTACCATGAGTGACGCCAGATACCCAATCACCGCGCCAGTGGAGGAATGGGAGCTGCCATCGCGCACAATCCCGGACCGAATCCGAGACATTCGCCGCGAGCAACGGCACCAAGAGGAAGCCGAAGAAGGCTTGTCGGTAAAACCAAAGAAAGGTACAGAGGAGCCATGAGCACCATCACTGCTGCATTCTCAGGCCTCTACAAAGCCCAGGGCGCTAGTGTTGACGCACAGTATGAGGCGACCGTTGCAGGGACAACGGCGCGGTGTGTGGCGAGCGAAATCAACCTCGACGAGATCCTTGTTCCGGGCGGAACGGCGAATCGCGGCGGATGGTTGCTCCAGATGTTCCGATCCGACTTCGCCGAGATTCCGCCAAAGTTTTCGGATGTGACTTTCCAAGGGCGCAGCCTCAAGGTGGCGAGCGTGAACGAAAACAACGGCGTGCTCTACGTCACGGCATATGATCCAGCGTCGAGAATCTGAGGAGCAAAAAGCTTTCCTGAAAACTTTGCGGTGTCACTTTGCGGTGGATGAAAAAGGCGGCAAGTATTGGCTGCCAAGGTGTATGGGAGGAGCTGTTTACGGGAAAGGTCAATGCACTTGCGATTCAATGGAAAATTTCAAACGGGAATCCCGAAGGAATGTATGGGTGCTGTTTTGAAACCAACTTCTCGTTAATGAGAAACTGAGCTTGCCAAACTGAGAACGGGCGCAATACTGCGCGACATGGCTACCGTTTCAGTCTCCGCATCTCTCAAGTTGTCCGGCGCCGGTCAGGTTGACCAGCTTTCGGGGTCGCTGGCTGTAACGCCTGTCGGAACTGATTCGACCTTCGCGACTCAGACCATTGGAACCAGCTCTGAACTCGTCGTGATGGGGGATGTGACCACGATTGGCTACTTCATGGTGAAGAACAACGACGAGACCAATTTCGTGCTGATCGACAACGTGACCAGCTTCGACAACTGGCCGCAGAAGCTTTTGCCGGGGCAGTTCATCCTGCTGAAGCCTCAGGCAGCCACGATCTACGCCAAGGCCGACACGGCGTCCTGCCAGATCGCCTACGGAGCCGTTGAGGTCTAGGCCATGGCCTCTATCGAGGTCGATGCCGAGACGGTCATCATTGCCGTCCTGAACGCGTGGCCGGCCTTTACGGCGCTTAATTTGCCGGCGGTTCACTACACCACGACGGACGACGAGGCACAGTCGGACCGGGTGGTTGTCGAGTGCATGACGCCATCTCCAGCGGCGCGCAACGGGAAGGGCTCAAAGGTGCTCGTTTGGAACGCGCTGGTCAGTATTCAAGGATTCATTATAACGCGCACCGATCCGCCCAACCTCATGTCACAAGCCGTTAGCGCCATCGAGGCCGCGCTTCAGAGTCCGACTGATTCGAGCGTGATTGCGCTGGCTGCATCTCTGTTTCCGAACGGCATCGAGATCCGAGTCCCGACCGATGAGGAGCGCCAAAACGACTACCAGGACACGCAAAGGTTTTCGAGGACGTACGGCTTCTGGATCGAGAGAGACAATTAGGGCTTGCCTTTCCTCACATTTGAGAGAAAACCCCTCTCATGCCTGCCGAGTCTAATTCACCTCTGAGAAAAGAAGCAGAGAAGCGAGTTGATCACGCCAAAAGCGTCCTGACTCGGAAGCTCGGTGAATCCGTCAAGGCGCGCTGGCAGAAACGGCTGCGTGATGCCGAAATGAAGCTCAAAACTCTCTCCTGATTATGCTCGTACTCGTCAACCTTGATGGGTTTCAACCCGGCGTCGAAGAAGATGAAACTGGCATCAACATCCAGAGTTTTACGGTGCGCTACTTCCCGGAGCGCAAGGTGAAGGTGCCGAACAAGCAGGGGGAAACGCTTGGCTTCGCGGTCAGCGAACTACCCTCGACCGACATCACGCTGAACGGCCACGTCACTGGGACCGATGGACTCATGGATACCACTTTTGCGGTTGCCTACGCGTTCGCCAACGACACGAACGAATTCAACCAGACTGGCGGAACCTACATCGATGAGAACACCGTCACGCAGACTGCGGAAGGTTTGCGTATGCTGGACGCTCGAGCCTCTTCGAATCCGCTGGTGCCCTAAGCTTTGCGCCTCTAAGGCGCCCCACGAGTCCCCGGCAAGCTCTGAACCGGTTTTTCTAAATCTATGCTTAAGTTGGTAAAATGTGAGGACCTCCCCTTTGGTGTCAGGGAATATAAAGGTCTCAGGGGATTTCCAGAGGGGAAAACGCGCGTTCGGATGCGCGCTGGACAATTCGCCAAAGTCTTTGTGAAAACAGAGAACGGCGTTCGTGAATTCACTCCAACGATCTCCGCGGACGGATATTTGGTATGTGATTCGAACTTGGAGATGGGGAACAACCAGCATCTTTAATCCGATGGCACGTCAGAAAATCTACTATCACACGCAAGACGTTGCGCTGGCCTACGCGCTGGTGCAGGCGGGTGAACAGTTCAAAGGCCTGAAGAACGTCTACGACGACAAGAAACTTCGCCAACTCGGCTGTGAATCGGTTCGGGAAGCGTTCGAAAAGAACAAACACGGGCAAGTGTTTTTCTTCTTCGTAGATTCCGAATCACTGCGCAAAGTCGAGAAAGGTTTCCGCGAGAAGGAGGCCGAGATTGGGCGCAAAGAATACAAGCCAGAAGACCTCCCGATTGAGCCTGAACAGTTCGGACGGCTCGCCTGCGGCCTTCTCTCCGATCTGAAACCCTTCCAGACGCTCTGGACCAAGTATCCCGGCCTATACGCCCAACCCGGAGACACCCGAACGGACTTTGACCCCGACATGCCGAAGTACATCGGCAGCACCGAAAAATTCGGCCAGAAAACGATTACGGGGGCAACTTTCATTTCCCACAAGGCCAGTGCCGCAACCAAGGAGGCGATGGGAGTATGAGCATCGAACTTCCCGACCAGCAGAAGGAGCCGGAAGACCTTGCCGGAGTCCATCATTTCGCGGGTCAAAAGCTGGAGCCGTGGACCTTCGACCGTGAAGCCGCCTTCTTCCGCCTCGGCATCAACCTCAACGATGAGTTTGAGTCCAGCGTGGCAATGATCTTCCTTTGCACGCTGAATGAGGAACGCACCTCGTTCGACCTGACCGGCAAAGATGTCGAGGAAGGCAAAGGTTGCCGTGGCATCGACTTCATCGACTTTGCGCGCGGTACTGGCGTCCTTGTGTTCCGGCGCAAGATGGCTGAATGGGCATCGTCGCAACGCATCTCGGCGTTCAAGTCAAAAGGGAAGTCTCAGGAGGTCGTGGATGTGGCCAGCGCCATTTTGAGGGAGGTGCAAGCTTCCGAGTTCGAGCCGGTGCCAGATCCGAAAGCGCCGAAGGCAAAAAAAAAGACCGCGGTCCCGGTGAAAGAGCCGAGTACCTAGCGAGCGTTTCCCGTATGATCAAAGCCGACCCCGACTATATCCGCTGGAAACTCCCGCTGTGTGTCGGGAATCAGCTTATTGCGGTCATGTGGCGATGGGACCGAGTTCCGATCCAGAAGCGAACGATTCGAGCCAACAGAAAGGACCGCCTCAATGGCTGACGGCCTGACCTTCAAGTTCGACAGTTCGAAGCTCTCACGTGTGTTGAGCGCACATGCGCGCGCCTCTCAATCCGTCTTCTCACGGTCCCTAAACCGCTTTATGAAGAACGTGGCATGGAAAGCGTACCAACTCACGCGTGTTCGCAGTGCTGGGGAAATCGAGTCGCTGCTGAAGCAAGACAAGTTGGCGCTTCGAATCGTTACCGCGGCATTGAAACGACGCGCTGGCACGTTCAAGCGGGACAAGGAAGGCAACATCAAGAGCACGAAGAAGGGGAAACAAATGGTGTGGGGTCGAGTGACTCGAAAGCAGATTGCGGCTGGCGCTCGCAGATTGATCGCAAAACGCAAATCCGCTTCGGGCTACGTGCGTCTCGGCTGGGCACCCATCATCAACGATTTCGGCGGTCATATCGGAGGAAGGGCGGGGGGTGCAGCGGGCAAAAGCTTCGGCCAGATCGCGAAGCCTGATCATTTGGAGGCGTTGATGGAAAACTTCGTCACAACCCTCATGGATGGCAAGGCAGGCCCCAAGACGCGCGCCGAGGTGGATCAGGCACTTGTGAGCGCCGTAGACAGTCAAGTCGATGACATGGTAAAATGGGCCACCGCGCGGATCGGCGACGCGTGGCTCAAACAATTCTGACCAATGGGCGCACCTCCACTCTCCTTCAAAGCAGGCATCAACACGAGCGACTACAAGGCGCAGCTCAAGGCGATGGAGACGGATGCGGCCTCTTCGGGCAAGAAGATCGCAACCAGCGTGTTTCGAGCAGGCCAGAGCGTTTCCCAGACCGGAGGCAACAGCTACGCCAACCAGATGCGATCCAGCTTTGCCGCGTTCGCGACCGAGCAAGAGAAGCAGGAGGACAAATCGGCTTCCAAGAAGAGGAAGAACATTTCCCAACTTGCTGCCGAGGAAGATGCGAAGGCACAGGAGTACTGGAAGAAAGAGGATGAACGAACCGAGCGCAATACCCAGAAGCGGGCGCAAGGATATCGACTGGCTTTCGGGATCGGCGTCGTCTTGGGTGAACGCCTCGTAAACCTCGCCACCGAATACAATCAGCGACTCGAATCGATCGACCGCGCGCAAGGCGGATTGAACGTCCAGAGCCAGCGCACGGTGCGTGATTGGCAGCAGCAGGCCGTAGCGGCTCGTACAGTTACCGACCAAGCACACCTTCAGCAAAAGGCTTTCGAGGACATTCAGGGCGTCCAGGAAGAGATGCGGACCACTCCCTTTCGTCAGCAGGGATTGCTTGGCATCTGGGATGATCTACTTGCCTCCACCGGCAACAAGACCAGCGGGGACCAGATTATCGAAGGTCTAGGAAACCGCATGAAGACGATGGAGAATTTAGCCGCATCCTCGGCCAAGGTGGCTAAACAGCGGCAAGAGTTCCTGACTGATGCTGGCTCGCAAGATGACCCGTTCCAGGTCGGCTTGATTCGGATGCGGATCAAAGAGCTACAGGAGGAAAACAAGACCCTCGACGTAAACAACGTGAAGCAGCGCAACCGGTATCTCCGCAATCAGGGAGAAATCGATTCGTTGCAACAGTCCGAGCAGTCCCCGTTTCAGCGTGTGCAACGCGAGCGTGAATATCAGGAGTCCGTGGTTCGTGGTCGCGACCGCATCAAGATGCTGGAGGAAGACATTCTCAAGCTGGAGGAACGGCGCGAAGGGATGCAGTACGATCAGTCCGAAGAGGTGAAGAACCAGATTCAGGCGAAACGGTTGTTGATCGCGCAGGAGGAACGGCAGAACGAGATTCAGCGCACCGGGATCGAGTTCCAGCAAGCCACAGAGGCTCGTGGCGCCTTCTCCAACAGCATTGCTGGACGGATCAACCGCAGCGGGGCTCTGCGCCGTCTAGGAGGCGGCATTCAGTCCAGCATGGCCGACGTGATGAACACGGACCTACCGCTCGAGGAACGGCTGTCCCGACTCAGTGCCTTGCGCGGCGAAGCGATGAGCATCGCGATGGAGCAACAGAGCCGGAACTTTGAGCTTGGCATGATGGGGCCGAACCAACGGCGAGAGCTGTTCCGTACTCAGTTCCACCAAGAGCGGGAATTCCGCCGGCAACAGCGCGTCAACGGCTACGTCGATGAGAATGGTGTATTTCACCCCCCGACTCGTGCGGGTCAGGAAGCGCGCAGCTTTTCAACGCAGCTCGGTGCATCACGCGGCGACCTTGAGATTTCGGCAGGTTCGATTAATGCGTTGTCGCAAAGCATCTTAAATGGAATCAGCCAACTCGTCCTAAAATGAGCATTGCTCTCGTAAACATCACGCAGTTCAACGAATCCCGGCAGCCGATGTTCGGAGGGGATTCCTTCAACATGGCGACGATGACGCGTGAGTTCATTGGGCCAGTGGAACTGGAGCAGGCTTTTCTGCAACGCTGGAAGGTCACGACGCCTGACACCGAGTTTCCCAACTTCGCCTTGAGTGAACCGCCTTCGAGTACCGATTTTGGGGCCGGACTGAAGCAGGTCACGCTTACCTTTGTCGGGATGCCCGGCGCCGATCTTCCGCAACCGATCGTGCGCAAAGGCAGTTCTCTCGAAACTGCGCAGGTGGGCCTGATGCCGAACTTCGGGAGCTATCAATCTTTCGGCGCGATCTTCACTGGTATCGGGAATCAACCGCTCTACACTGGCGCCCAAATCCAAGGTTCGCAGGTCATCGCAAATACGCCGACCGGTCTACGTCCGATCCCGATGGCGGATCTGCTCATTACCAATGGCGCGCTCACCATCACGTACCGCAGCCCATGGACCGAGTTCCGCTACGTCTCCAAAAAGGAACCGGTCGAGCGCAAGTATAAGGAGAAGCTCATGTTCACGCAGGGTGATTTCGAAATCCTCGATCTTCGTCCCACCAACTTCATCGGGCGCCCCGTCATCAATTCCGTGGTTCGCGAGGTTGATTTTCAGGCTGAACGCGCGGGCCGGCACTGGCACTGCATCGAGCGCAATCAAGGGATGCTGATGTCGCTTCCTGCCTCACTGAAGGGCATCTTGGCTCAAGTCCAGATCAGCGGTCAGAAACCGAAGGTCTACAACGTGACGTGATATGGAACTTCCTGCTTATTTCGTAGACGGAAACAAGTCGGCAAACGCCAAGCTGAATCAGATGATCGACTTCATGAACAATCTGGAGGCGCGCATTAAGACCGTAGAGGCCGATCGATCCCCGCAAGAACTGATCGTCTGCAAGGATGGAAACACCCAGGTCATCCAGATCAACGCCATCCCGTACCTGCCGCAAATCGCGCCGTGAGGATCGATGGACGTACGATTGGACTACCAGAAAGCCAGCCCTTCACCGCGCTAACGCCGGGCTGGGGAGATCAGCTTGCGGTTACCAGCGCGTATCCCTGCCTCCAGAAAGAAGATGACCAGTTTCTAGGTGGCTCCTATGCGACCAATGCCATCGATGCGTGTCAACCCTATTGGCGCCCTGCGCGGCTCACCATTGAATCTTGGTCAATCGCGTACCGGGACACGTTCACCAACCTGTCTTACGTCGCAGGGTCGCTGTACCCCGCCCCCGTAATTGGTCCGGTTCGCCGCGTAGTCTCAACCGGGGAAGAAGCGATCTTCCAAAGAGACCTTGCTGTCTGCGGCGAGAAGATCGGTGGATACAATTGCCGCGTCGAGATTGAAGCCGGAGTCCAGCCGTCGTGGCTTATCCGGGTCAGTGCTCAAATCGCTCCATTCGTAATCATCCCTCGGAGCCGCGCCGGCATCGACGTAAACAAGGACTACGGCTTGCCGATCTACCGGCCTCAACTCGGCGTGTCCCTCAACATCGATTCCGGCACCTTCAGCAACCGCGACCCTCAGGTGGGCGGCTCTCCAGGAACCGGGCCGGCGCCTACCTCCGATCAGACCTTTGTCCGCATCGGAGGCCGCGGCGTTATCGACCTTTCCGACCCAAACCGTGCGTGGGAAGGGGACAAGTTCCTCTACAACTTCCCAATGTTCGAGGCTCTCGACAACAGCACGAGCGATTACGCATTCAGGGTCACGAGTGCCTCAATCGTGGTCGGGTTTGTCAGCTACCCGATGCCGGGGATTCCGTAGCGCGGTGCTTGGAAAGGACGGATTTTGCAAGGTTTGTAGCCGGACCGGCCGGTTCGTATTGGTCAAACTCGGAGATCTTCACCAGCGACCCGACCAGTTCAGAAATGATCTGCCTCGCCAACTGGATCGGCCCCACGGCGAAATGATCCGGCATGATCTGGATGCAGTAGCGGATGAAGTCCTCGCGCTCGCCGTTGAGTCCGTTAAAAGCGGATTGAAGCTCCCCCACCTCGGCGCGCAACCTTTCGTTATCTTCACGGATTCCTCGAATCTCCGAAACAGCAGTTTGCCACCGGAAGTTTTCGGCCTTTTCCATGTCCGCAACCTCGACACGCAGCCGGTCCCGCTCCTGCCGAATCGCCTCGGTCCGCAGAACCCAGCACCCGCCCTTGGGATGGTTCACGTCCGGGCCAAGGGCTTTTTCGTAGTCGTCGGCCAGTTCCTTGTAAAACGGGGCGTTCCGTTGCTCGATGTCGAGAAGGCTTTGTAGACGGGAGTTTTCGTCCTTCAGCGTAGCAATCTCGACGAGTACAGAATCCAATGCTGCCTCAGTCACCTGAAACCGATTCTCGCCACCGTGGTTGGTGTCAAAGGCGTTGAGCTTAGACCGCAGTCGAAGATAGGCAGCAGATGTTTCTGCCTCAGCCTCTTTCCACTTGCCAATCTCTTCCGCCGGGTCCGGCTGGGCGAGGGCTTGGGTCGCCGCATCGTAAGCGTCTTGGAGGTTCTCGCGGTCGATGCAGGAACTGACCGGGGTTCCTGCGGTGACGACGCGACAAATTTCCAGAGCCTCCCGCAGCGTCGGCGGAGTAGTGGGTGTGGGATCGGGGGTCATGGCTTTTGGGCGTCGTAAAGGGCTTGGTAGACTTCAGCGATGGCGGCGGTTAATCCGGGCACTCTCGCGCTTGCTCCTCCAGAGGTGGAAATGCGCACACATGGGCCGATCCGGTGACCTTCGGGCAGGATCGAAATGTACCAGTCGCCGTTCCCACCTTGGAATATGGATAGCTCCAGGTCGGACTTGTCGCAGTCGTCCGTTTTGACTCGAATGTCTGATCCCCAAGGCAATTTGCTCATGCCGTCACCCTCCCCTTCGCGAGAAGAAATGCGATTGCCTTTGTTCGGGGCTTTGCGCCAAGCAGGGTTTTGCAACGAAACATTCCTGGGCGGTATTTCGAGACAGACAGGATCGCCGACTCGTAGCAAAGCCAAGCATCTTGCGAATACTCGAACGTTTGCTCAAACTCCGCGCACGCATCCAGCGATTTGAGGTAGTCGGGAATCTGATGGGTCATGGCAAATCCTTTGCCTTTCAGATGCCATAATGCGTCGGTGTCGAACTTGACCGGATCGCAAAGCCTCCACCCGCACTCCTCAGCCACCATCACGCGGATCTGATCGTCGGACAGGTCGGATAGTTTCGGGGTCATGGCTTAACCGTGATTATCTTTTCCTCGCCGACCATGTTGACCAGTTCGTCCATCGGGTTGAGCGAAAGCCACCGGTCGATGTAGCTAGGAATCTCGTAGCTTTCGGAAAGGATTTGCATGGAGGACTCGCGCAGCCAGCCCAGCCACATCTTGACGCCTTCCATCGGGCTTTCTCCACGCGCCTTGGCGTTATTCACAAGTTCAGATAGACGCTCCAGGTTCTTCGCCGATCCAGCCGCTTCAAGCTGCGGATAACGGGCTAAAAGCAGCGGCCCCGCCCAGCGCCCAGCACGAGGAAGCTGATGGGTAAACAGGCTGTCTCCCGTCATGTGATTGAGGATTTTGTAAACGCCGTCCATGTCACAGCAGAGGCGCCCCGTGGTGATGCTCAGCACGTTGGCCAAGCTGAATGTTTTTGTAGTGCTCATAATTGTTCAGTTCCTGTCTGATCCTACCCAGCCCAGCCGCCACGCCAGCAGCCCAAGGCCCGGCTTTGTCCACCTTTACGATCGGCCCGTTGCCCGCAGGCTTGGCAGGTCGTGCGGACCTGTTGCGGCGGCGTGATTCTGCTTCGGTCATGGCTTGGGAGAGGGTCATTGCATTTTAAAAGTTGGGAAACTCCATCCACGCGAAGGGCTTTCATTCCAGCCAACTGCATATCCATTGGAAAGCTCCCACCAAGAAAGAACGTTCTTGTGCTTCCCGGGCCATGGGTTTTTACGCCCGTCGTTTTCTGATTTTACTGCTACAGGAAGATGCCTCTTCAAGATTTTTTCCTGAACAGCTTCCCGAGGAAGAACATCTTTTAAGGTTTTCATAAAGTTTCGCTTTCTCTGTGCAGGGCCTAGACTGCGCCCCCGCAGGGACGCAGAAAGGCACGGCGTTAGACGTCCTCGCAAACTTCCATTGCCTTTGAGGCGTCCATGCGTTCCTGGTAGGACCATGTGCGCAGTCCACCTATGATGCGGTTGAGGCTGGCAGCTTCATTTCTCTTCACCCGATAATTGTAGTAAATCGGTTTCCCCCATTCCTTCGATTCGTCCAGATGGATGCGAAGAACGTAGACGGTTTTCTGTTTCGGTATTTTCATGGCGCTAGGGCTGGGTTGCTTTGGCGATGGCTGCGCTGGCAAATTCCGCAAGCTCTTCATGGCTGACCTCAAAGAAACCGCTCGATTCCCAGCGTGCTACAAAGCGCTTGGCCACCTCAAGCAGTTCAGGTGCGGCGGCGATCAGGCGGGCGTTGGCTTCGTTGCAGTTCACGATACAAACCGGCCCGCTTTCCCCAAGCGGAGGGAGGATGTTGTATTCCCCACCGATAAAGTTCGGGCCATCGTTGCTTCCATTCTCCCGGTACAAAGAGCCAACCTCCCACGGCCCGGGCGTATGCCGCGCAGCCTCCGCGCTGGGCACGCCCGGCATCGGCGGCTGATTGGTCTTGGCGGGCAGGAAAATTCGGGGCTTGGGTTCTTCGGTGTTCTCGTTCATGTCTCCTAAATAGCTGATCCCGATTTCTTCGGCAATGAGTCAGATGTGTTACCCGTAAACTCAGGCCTCTTTCGCCGCCGGCATCTCAAACGGAATGAAAACGTCCCCGTCACGAAGTGGCTGGATGCTGAGCCACGAGTTTTGATTGAAGATCACCTTTTCCCAGCCGTTGCTCTCCATATTCCCCAGCAGAATGCGGTAGTGACTCTCTCCATTGGGCATCGCCTTGATCTGCTCCGCATCTCGGATCGCGCCGCCGAGGTGGTAGTATCCGCTGCGCTTGGTTTCCTTCGAATCGAGAGCATCATCGGCGCGCTCGCGGGTCGTGAAGAAAAACGCGTACGGTCTGACTCCGTGCCGTTCGATGATGGTCGATGCCATCGCGCAGGCCTGTTCAACCGACCATGAGTCGATGTCTTTTCGCGTTTCCTCCGCGCAGAATGTTCCGGGGCTGAGAAAGTGGACAAAGTGCTTTTGCATAGGCCATCACTTTCCCCGTCCGCATCTGCTTTCGCAATCGCGCCGTTGGTTCACCCGTAAAGCGAAGCGACAGCGAGCAGAGCGCATGCGCTTCGCGCGCGCTCACACGGGGATATCACTCCGGTGGTGAAGCTGGAACGGTTTAACGGCACGTGCCCTCCCGGCCTCCCGTGATCGAGAGACCAGAAGGACAGCACGTCAGGAGACAATCACCCCGTATGGAGCCAGCCGTATACAGCCTGAACGTAGAGACTCGCGAGGCGTGGTCGCTATCTCACTTTGAGCAGTAAGACCACCGTCCGGTAGTCCGACCCCACCGCAACTCTCGGGGACATTTTGTAACGCGTCCCCTCCTAATCGGTATCGCTCCGTGCCAGCGCCGGCCACATTCGGTCGCTCGTTGTTAAGAGGTCTTGCAACAGGGTGCCGTTTGACGGGACACGCATTTTATTGCCTTCCGAGACTCGTGCGGGCCTTTTGGGCTATTGCACACTCGGGTTGGCCCGTTTGGGGTCTGCTACGGGCATCCGCGCATTCGCGAGCGGCTCCCCTCAAAAGAGAAGAGCCGCCAAGTAGTAGTTGGCGGCTTCTTCACCCGGATACTCGTCCGGCAAGCATTCGACCCCGAGGGGCCAAAGTGAAATCTGTCGCTCGCACTACTACTGCGAACGTGGGGAATCAAGCACGGCGTAGGTTTACTCGTCAAACCAAAACTGCGAGCTTGCCATTCTCATTTTTGGGAGAAAGATGCGCTCACTGAAATGGCCTCGGAAAATCCCGCTATCATCATCGACATTGGAGATCCCGAGCGGGACGGCGTTTACCAAAACTTCGACACCCAGACCAAGGGCAAGTTTGGCATCGACGCGCGCAGCTACACGCACCCGTGCAAATTCCGGCTCGTTCGGCAGTCGAAAACGACGGATCGGCCTTGGGACGACGTGAATGTGAGCGGGGCCTTGATCGAGTTTGGGGCCGGTCTCGCTGATCGTCCGCCGACCGCTGGCACCTTTGGGCTCTCCTACAACGGCAGCAGCACCGGCTTGACTGCACTGGCCTACAACATCACCGCGGCAGCTCTACAGACCGCACTGAACGGCAATGCGGCGATCACGACTGCCGGCGGCGTCACGGTCCAGAAGATTTCCGATATCTGCTTTCAGGTGACGTTCGTTGTGGCCGGGAATCGGTTCACGATCGGTTCGGACGTTGGCTCGCTGTTCCCGCAATCCGCGATCTCGGTCACGGTCGAGCGTGAAGGCACCGTCAGTGTTGCTGAGGTTCAACTGATCGTCATCACGCAGAACCCGTACTGTTACACGCAGGATTTCACCGCGGAAATCTCCGGCGCGGCCTCAGTCATCTCTCGCCAGAACGGTGCCAACAATCCGCCGAAGAAGTCGATTCAGCGGGTCCAGTTTGCGGAAGGAGTCGAGCCCTACAACGGCAACCTGATCTACAACTTTGCGGCGCCCCAGGTCACGACGATTGGGATGCGCGCCAACAGCGACAGCGCACAGCGTACCGTCGTCACCTTCCAGAACGCTGATGTGGCCGGGGACTATGCCAGCACGTCGATTTGGATGTACAAGGCCAATGGCGACCCCGTAGTAGCTTGGTTCAAGGTCAGTGGCACCGGGACAGCTCCGCCAACGCCTACGGGCGGAACGATGGTCGAGATCGACATCACGACCGGCGCCGACATCTACACGATTGCAGCCGCATTTCAGACCGGGGTTGACGCGGCTTCCGGGCTCACCGCTACTCTCACCGCTTCTTTCGTGGCGGTGGTGACCGATACTTCCGGCATCGTGGCTGACTCGTTCCAGATCGGGCTCACTGGAAAGGTCAACATCCAGAACTTTCCCGGCAGTGATGGCGACCTTGATCAGAAAGTGTGGATCGGGCAGGACAGCCTTGGAAGCGTCGGAGTCTGGCTCAATGCGACCGGGGCTCTCGTTGCCCCACAGGCCGCTTTGGATTGCGCGCGGCAAGTCGAGGTCGATATCAGTGCGGCAACCACAGTGGGCGACGTTGTAGATGCGCATGTGACCGCTTTCACTGGCGACACTGGCCTCATCGTGGAATCGAACGTCTCTGGAACCGGCGTCATCGTCACCGACATTGTGGGCGGACCTCGAACCGACACCGCGGATTCGGTGACTGCTCCTACCGGTTTCATCTTCGCCACGACTCGGACCGGCCAGAACCTCACCAATAACGTCCCCTACGACGCATCCCAGGGCGATTTGCAGGACGCCTTTGCGCAGTATTTCCGCGTGGTATACCGCGCCGATGGCAACATTGATTTCACCGCGATTGCGCCCGGGCCATTGCCGCTGATGACGATTGACGATTCGGACCTCAGCTATCCAAACACCGTTTTTGCTCAACTCTCGCTCAACACCACGCCGCTTTTTCAAGCGTTCTCGACCGTCTCAGCCACGCGTGACTACATCGACCTGACCGCGGAAGGCCGCATCACGTTTCCCGGCAAAGAGCCGTATCTTTTCCTTCGCATCCCGTTCCGCATCTACCGCAGTGTGCTGGACTCAGGCAGCTATGCGCCGACGCCGACGCCGATCAGCTTCATCGTTGATCCGCCGGCTGCGATGGATTCACCCGGCATCAAGGGTCAGCTCGCCTTCACCGATCAGGGCTTGTACGAATGTTACGCGACTGGCACAGGATCGGGCACAAATCGTTGGTTGTTCCTCCCCGGAATTGAGTTTCCTGTAACCTAAACCAAAATGGCTCAATCAGCATTCGACATCCTCATCACGCAACGCGACGCCGATAACGCGTTTTATGTCCCGAAACTCGTGCACAAGCCTTCTTCTGGCGCTGTCACGATTACCTTCGATTCAACTGGAGCAATCAGCACTCAAAACGCCCTTCCTCCAATGATTGGCGTTGGTGAAACCAGCCTTTCGACGCGTCTTCGGGTGAACCCTAATGGGTCCATTGTCTCGTACACGTTGAGCGCGGAGCAAACCGGGCAGGGCGTGGGGGCCGTCGATCTTCAGTACCGCGCGAATACCTCCGGGCTGAGCTTGGCCGCTGGAGCAGTTACGACCATTTCAGGGGGTGAGTTGAATGGAATCGAGGAAACTGCAACCGGGGCTTGGGTTCCCGGCGGGCGTTTGGCGTATCCCTTTGCTTACGGCATGGGCGCATGGGCCTCTGGTTCATTTAGCGGGTTCGGCGGCGATGCGCAGGCAATCGAATGCATTTTCCGCAATACCACCACCGATGACACACCAACCGAGCTTTTCTTGGATGGCAGCTCGAAGCGGTTGGAGATACCTGACGGGGCCATGATCTCCGCAGCGATTAGCGTTTCCGGCATGGGGAACGATGGGGTGCATTATGCGTCCTTTAATGGCTTCGGAACTTTCCAGCGACTGCAAGCCGGAGATGTGAACGCAGCCGGCTTATTGAACGTTTTTACTGTCACGGATGGAGATGGAGAAACAGCGGAGGTTACATTTGACACTGGCACACAGACCGCATCCATCACAGTCACCGGAGTTGCTGGGGTCACGATGCGATGGGTCGCCCGCGTTTACGGCGTCATGGTATCCCATCCCGCTTAGAAAGAAGATCCGCTTTTATAGCTGCCACCCCACGCAGCCTACGGCATACGATTCTGAGGCATGAAGAAGATTTTGATTGTCGAGGATGATGCCCGGTTTGCGTCGATCATGGGTGAACTGCTGCGGACTGTGCGGCGAATCTTCGGATCTTCGGTATCGCTGGAATTTGTGGGTAGCCGGGCGGCAATGCTGACCCGGCTACCTGATGCCGATGTCATCGTTTACGACCTCGTATTGCCCGATTCGAACAAGGAAGAGTCTCTTGTCTGGGTTCATGAGAATGCGACCACGCTGCCTCCAATGATTGCGCTATCCGGTTTTCAGGATGACGAGACGCGGCGCCAATGCCTCGCCGCCGGCTTCGTAGACTTTCTATCCAAAGACCTCTTCGTGATGTCACCTCCAGAAGCGTTTTTTGAGCGTTGCTATAACGCCACAATTCGGCATAGGTTTCCCGTAAATGGAAACCCGCAAGAAACCTGACCCCGATTTTCAGCCGCGGGCTCTGTTTATTGAGCCGCACAAGATGTGGATTAGCTGGGGCGCAATGGGCCTCATCTTGGCAGGAACTGCATGGGGAGTAACACTGCTGAACGATATCAAGTGGACGAACCGAGATAATCAGCGCGTGATGGGGGAACTGAGGATGGAAATCAAAGGGCAGGCCGATTCGTTGCGTGCCGATATGAAGGGGCAAGGTGAGTCCCTAAGAAGCGATATGCAGAAGCAATCCGTCGAGTTCTGGAAGGTCAAGCAACAGCGATCTTTCTCGCGGCAGTTGGAGCGCGACAATCCGATGGTCAATGTTCCCGACGTGGACGAGATTATTTCCCGCGTACCATGAAATACCTGCTCTGCCTTCTCCTGTTCTCTGGTTGCGCCTCAACTACGGTGTACGGCCCGAATGGTAAACCGCGACTGAAAACGCAAGCCGACCTCACCAATGTCCGCCTGACCTCTACGACCTTCACCGCCGATCTAGTCAACCACAGCGCGACCAACAAAATCATGGGTGACAACTTCAGCGCAGGAGCTGCCGCGGTAGGCGCCGGCATTGCAACCAGCGGCATTCTTTCCATCGTCAAATAACGCATCCTATGACTGACCGATTTCTCAAATACTTCCCGCTCCTGATCGACTTCGAAGGGTCCGTTTTCGAGAACGACCCCGACGATGCCGGCGGTGCCACCAAATTCGGGATCGATCAACGCAGCCATCCCGGTGAGGACATTCAACACCTAACCCTGGATCGGGCACGCGAAATCTATTGGAACGATTACTGGCTTCCGGTGCATGGCGACGAGATGCCAAAGGGCGTCGGTGAAGTCATGTTTGATATTGCGGTCAACAACGGCCGAGGTCGCGCCATCAAATGGGCACAGGAAACGTCCGGGGCCACCGCTGACGGAGTTCTCGGGCCAAAGACCATTGCCGCAATCAACGCTTTCGGGACAAATATGGCGCGGACCTTGATCGAGCGTCGGGAAGACTTCTACAGGTCGATCGCGAAAGGAAGTCAGGCGAAGTATCTGCGCGGCTGGCTGAACCGGAATAACCGGCTCTGGGACTACGTGGCCGCCCTGTGAACGCTTGTGGTGGTTCGCCCTGCTCCAATGCAGAGTGCGCACGTAACCTGCCAAACCGGCTCCAGGTGGTTTATGAAATCGTCGCAAGCCACCGACCTCCATTGCCTGTATTCAGCGCGGATTTGACTCCAGTTCGGTTCGTTCTCCCATGTGGCTGAGATATCGAGATTGTTTGAGGTGAGGGTGATCTTGACTGTGCAAGTATTCCCGGTCTTGAATTTGTGGACGTAGGTCCGTGAGAAAGATTCGTCACTCATAGTGGTAGTTTTGACTGCGTGTCAGGCCCCTTCGGCTCATTCAGATTCACAAACCTGGAGTAGAATTTATCAAATCTGACAGATACATCGCCGACTTCCCCGTTGCGGTTCTTAGCAACAATGAGAGTTGTTTTCCCGCTGTAGGAATCCTCGTCCTCCTCTTCTGGATGGATGAAAATCACTTTATCGGCGTCCTGTTCGATGGCGCTGCTCTCTCTCAAATCTGATAGTAACGGCCTTCGCTGTTTGCGTTCTACGTCTCTATCGATCTGCGCCAGAACGATGTGCGGGATTTTGAGGGACCGCGCGATGTCTTTGCAGGCTCCCGAAATCTCGGCGACCTCGACCGCTCGATTCTGAGCAGCCTTTTTCGAGTCGCTTTTCACGCGCTGAAGGTAGTCGGTGAAAATGGCTTGTACGCCGTACTCCTGAACGACTCTACGCGCCAAGGCCACGAGGGACTGGATGCTCATGCCGATGCAGTCGTAGAAGTGCATGGGAGCCTTTGAGAGTTCTTCGCCGGCCTCATTCAGCCTGCGGAAGTCTGCGCTATCACCGTGGCCTTGGCTGAGCTTCAGCGCATTGACCCGTGCGCGTCCGCAGACAGCTCTCTGCATCAACTGCTGCGCGCTCATCTCAAAGCTGAAAAAAGCGATCGGTCGAGCTAGGGAAATCGCGATGTGCTCCGCGATGTTCATCGCAATTGCCGTCTTTCCCTTCGACGGTCGAGCCGCAATCACCACATCGTCCCCAGGTTCAAGGCCGTTGAGCTTCCAGTCCAGCTCATGCAGGCCCGTGGTGAGGCCCCTGAGCGTTCCGGGATGCGCATAGCTATATTCGAGGTTGGAGAGCACGCTTGCCACCAATTGGCTGGCACTGGGCTCTTTGATGACCTGGATTCTTCGGATCTTCAGCACCTCCGATTCAAGCTGATCAACGGCACCGCTTACGTCGTCCTGCTCGTTGTAGGCTTTCGTGATGAATTCGGTGCAAACCTTGATCCCGTTCCGAAGCATGTACTTCTCTTGCAGGATTTCGAGGTAGTAGGAGGCATTTGCCGCGGTTGGCAGGAAGGTGAAGAGATCGGTGGTGAAAGCGGCTCCGCCGCAACCATCCAGAGTCCCGGCGTCCCTCAGCGCCTGAGTCAGCGTAATGAAGTCGCACACCTCGTGGCGCTCCCAGAACCCCAGCAATGTCTCCCAGATCGTGGCGTGTGCCGGAATAAAGAACCACTCCTTTGTGACGCCCTTTTCGATGCAGAGTCCAACTACTTCTTTGAAGGCGATGAGGCAGGAGCTGAGCACTCCCTTCTCGGCATCGGGTGACTGAGGAAGCAGCCGATGTGGATCTGTTGGGTAGGTTTTCTTGGCCGTAGAAGCTGCCGCCAAGTCTTCTGGTGTTGGTTCGTTCATTTTGGATAAAGCGTGATTTTCTTTCCGATCCTCTCAACCCTGCATTCCGAGATGACGCCATCCTCGATCCACCTTAATATGCAGCTCATCGCGCTGCGATCGTTGGAATAGTGGTGTTTGGCTTTTCCTATCAAATCGCGGAGACTGATTCCAGGGAAGGCCTTGATCGTCTCGACCACGTTTCTACAGGTCGCCTTGAAAGGGGTGTAATATCCGCCTCGATTTCCGCCAGCTGCGCAAAACGTCTTTTGTTCCTCGTGGAGTTCTGGGAGATGTTTCGGCCTTCTCATCGGAGCCATACGCATTGAAGGATCTTCGCCTTTACCGCGCATCCAGAGATACCCGATACCGAACTCGCGAAGGATCGGTTCGACGCGGTAAGATCCCTTACACATGGGAGCCGCAATTGAGACGTAGTGAGTCGCCTCCCTCCAATTCAGAGCCTGCAAAATCACATCGAGGTTTGGGCTTTGCTTGCACTCGATCGCCCAAAGGACTGGCCCTCTCTTCGCGATCAGATCGCAAATTGATCCGCAATGCTTTACCTCTTGGTAAACCTCCCAATGCGAAGCCGTAAGCCACTCCCTCAAATCTTGAGCCAATGCAGCCTCGGATTCGTACTTTTTCACTGCGCATTCCTCCAAGCCTTGAACTCAGCCTTGGCCCACTCCGGAGCTGATCCGAACTCGAAATCGTAGGTCTTGTCTTGGCAGAAATGCACCCAGCCTTCAGGAGCTTCTTTCAAGGCCGATTTCGGAGCAACCGCTACCCGATTATCTTTGGCCCAATTGCGGAAACCATTCCGGGCCGCGCTGTGCCAATTCTTCATCGCGGTTTTCCCGCTGACACGCCAGCCATTGGCTTCGAAGTGGTCGAACCATGACGCAATGTCTTTCGATGGCCAGCGCCCTTTGATGATCTCGTCGGAAGCGGCGAATTCGATGACCTCAGCCAGCGATTCGGGACGATTCGACGGACCTTTGCGCCGGATCAGTTGTTGCAGCTCTGCCGATGCAGCTTCGCGATTATCGGCCTTAGCGCGGTCAAGCTTTGCGCCGGCATGATCGCCGTCGAGTTCTTTCACGTCGGCTCCAGCACGTAAAGACAGCGCGCTTTTCTGTAGGTGCTCCAGCAATCTGGGCATGAGGGATCGATTTTGCATTAGATTCGGGAGGGTTAGGATTCTAAGTTTTCTACGATGGCGCTGACGGCCTCAAATTCGGTTCGGTGACCTTCCGTCAGTAGACCGCGCTCATCCATGAGCCGGCAATATCCCGCAAATAGCGAAATCGGGTCTTTCTTCTCCTCGTCAGTCAGGTTGTATCCATTTAGGTTTTTGAGGCATTGCGGAACCGAAAACGCCATCCAATCCTTTTTCCCTACGAAAACCCCCTCTATTGCGTGAGTGAAGATGCCATATTTTTCCCTCATTTCCTTAACGTATTTACCCCGCTGTGCGCGGGTTTGAACGCGTCGGGGAACCCTGTCTTTTGGCACATCAATTAAGGGATCTTGGCTCACAGCGTTTTCTCCCGGATAGTGATCTCAACGCCGGGACGCGATCCGTACCGCTTTCGAATGATGTGATCGACGACAAGGCAGTCGTCTCGCCAGATGATCGAAGTTAAAGCATCCTCTACTGCGCGCGTCAGCTTCACGCTGTCCGGCTTGGCGTCCGGGAAGGGCGGCGCGCTATCCTTGAGACGAGAGGCGTTTTTGCCGGTTCCGAAGTGCGACGCAGGACGTGCAAGGTGGAAGGTCAATTCCAAGTAGATAGGGCAATCCCAGAGTTCACCATCGTACTCACGACGCGCTGCATCAGAAACCGTGGTCTTCCATGCGCGAGACTTAGGGTTGTCGTCGGTGACCACCGTTCGGCCCGTGAATGCTCCGGCTTTCTTAAGAGCGAACGCTTTCTTTGATCCTGCCGTCTCCGGCTTCCCGTAGACGTAGAAGTTGATGGGAGGTTTCATGCGTACCAGAATCCTTTCTGAGTTCGGATCTCTTCGAACTTTTGCGCGATGTCGTGATGTCCAATATCCCGAAGGAATTGAAGCAGAGCTTCATCCGCGTCGCCGTGTGCGCATTCGACATCGAAGTATTTGGACACTGCTTCCAAGGTGTTCATGCAGTGACGGGCCGCTTCAATCTCGTCCATCACTTCACCTCCCTCAGTTGATCCGCGGTCGGCTCCCATTCGCTGAAGTGCTCCAGCCGTTTTCGAAGCCGTTCGAACTGGCGAGCGGACTTTTGTTCGGCGTAGTCGCTCTGTGAAATTCGGGATTCGATGCGCCACATTGGTTTTTTGTCGGACTCCCTGTTGATAGGAGCCAGAATCCCGTCCGTGACGATGCAGAGAATTGCGAGTGCAATAAGTGCTTTCATAATTTTGAGTTAAGTATCCCCGCGCGGACTCAGGCAACAAAATCCCTCGTCAACCTGCCGCCAAGCACCTCCAGCGTGAGGCATATATCGGCAGGCCATCGTGTTGATGCGCGCGGGAAAGGGTTATACGATTTTCTCCATTTCCTTCCGAGCCCATTCCGGGATTCCGATGCGGAGAATGTTCTCGTCGTATCCGGGCCACTGATCTTTTTCGACGCAGCTCCGGTAAAGGGTCAAGTCGCGCTGGTACATCTTCCGACCGTATTCCAGCACGTCCGGCTCAATTGCGTAGACAGCCACCAGATAGGGCGCAGTTTTCTCGACGCAAATCAGCACGAATTCCCGTTTATCCATGCCGAGCAGGTTGCACAGATCGATGTAGTAGGCGCCCTGGACGTGGTAACGGTAATTGTAGATCGAGCGTTCGAACTCGCTGACGCAGGCTTCAGCCGTGGTCTTGACGTCCGCGACCACGTTTCCGGTGATCGGCAGAAGATCCATACGACCTTTCCTGAGCGTCCCGTGGCCGTCTGTGGCCCAGAGCGACCGTTCCTTGTCGTGACCAAGCAGAAGCTTTGCGCGCGGATGCTTCCAGAGATTTCCGCACATCGCATCGATCTGTGATTTCTCTTCCCTGGTCACGATATCCCTACCAGCATTCTCCGCCTTCCACGCAATTCCCTCTTTGGTGGAAAACTTCATCCCTTCCGGACGTACCGCCAGTTCGGAAACCGTATCAGGCTCCAAAAGGCAGCGGTGAAGCAGCGCGCCAAACCGCTGCGAATCGGTCGCCTCTGGCTTGCGCTCAAGATACGCTTTGAGGTGAGCCGGCGTCTTGGGCCATGCAAGCTGATCCAGCATCGACTTGCTGACACCATCGGCGGCGGTGTAGTCCTCGAAGGCTACGGAATGAATGCCATCTTTCATTTGGTTTCAGCGTCGAGGGTGAATGCTTGTGCAGCCGATTCTTTAGCGGCCTCAGGCCCAGGAATGAAGGGCTCTTGAGCCGGACCGCCAATGTCGAGGCCAGAAGCCACTTCGCGAGCCTTCGCTGGCTTCTCGGCGTATTCCCCAGCCATGAGGTCTTGCGCCAACGGAAGACCTTTTAGCGCATTCGGAAACGCATCGTTCTCGGCGCGATGGCGAGCCTTGTAGCGCAACATGTCTTTCGGATACTGAGACCACGGGCCAGCCTTCTTCCAGAGCCCGGCGACTTTGGCGTCTGACACGCTGAAGGTTCTACGAACCGGCTCACGATTACGAGGCTTGATGACCGAGACAGCGCACACCTCTTTGTTTGCCGTGATGGCCGGCGTGACTTCTTCCTCATCGGCGCGCGCGCCATCGACTAGGAAAAATTCATCGATGTCTTCGAATCCGGGCTGATTCATGCAGATCGCAAGGGTTGCGGGGCCGTAGACACTGACTTTCCCATTGATGACCGCAATGTTTTGAAGCGCCTGCATCGGAGAAAATCCAAGCTCTGCGCCGGTCTGGATCGCCAGCATGACTTGCTCCGGCGTCTGAAACGATTTCGGGGCTAGATTGCTGGCGCAGACCGCTCGCGAAAAGCGAAACATGTCTTCCAGCGTAGTAAGTTGCACGCCACGTTCAGTGACGAGGATCGGGGCTTTGGGTTGCTCGCGAGTAGCGAGTGCTTCGGGTTGGGGTTCGTTCATAAATGCGATGTTGAAAAGTGCATCCGGCAGGGATCGAACCTGCATGGGCTCCGGTAGAAACGGAGTGCCTGTTTAGGAAACAAGTGCCTGATCCATTCGGCCACGGATGCGAAAACTCGGGACGGCCAGATATTGGACTTTTGATCCACCGACCTTTCGGCATCCCGCTGCCGTGAGCTGAACTTACCGCACGTCTGCGGCAGGAGGGCTCAAAGTGGGAGGAGTCAAGGAATCGAACCTTGGCCTGTCTTTTTTGATGCCTACTCCGGGTTTTCCCGTCTCGGACTTACGGTGCTACCATTACACCAACTCCTCATAAAACTCGTTGCTCGGGCCGCGCTGTGGCGGCTAGAGAGTCGCAGCGTATATTCACGCCAGCGGTGCTTCAGGCAAAGCCTTGTACGTCATACCGTACTGCCGAGCAAATCGAAGGGCGAAGCTTGTGCGACAGGACTTCCACCTGCAACTACCCGGAGTCCCGGGCCGTCTTTTGATCGTTGGCGTACGCACAAGCTCGCTTCCTTTCGGAAAGGGCGGCTTTGGCGGGATTTTCACCCGCGAATGGCGTTGACGGAACGCCCGTTTTGTCTCGGTGGTGCGCTTGCTAGGTGGTCATCCAAAGCACCGCTGCCTACAAACTACAAAGCCGTTTAATCTGTGAAAGAACTGCCGGTCTCTCCCGGCTGTCACGACTTCAGGAGTTTCCTCCATTTAGAGCCATGGGTGACGTGTCGTTCACCTTATTTCCATTTTACGGGGCGTGATCTCAAGCAGCCCCAAGCCCGATATTCACCAGCGCAGGCATCCGCTGGAATCTGTGAAAGTCTACGCCTCAATCCCGATCTCTCCAATCGGCACGATTCGCCGACCGCAGAGTTTGCCGGCGTCGATGGCTTGATTGTAGTCGGTGATGGACGGAAGCAGTCCTTGGTGGATCAAGCCACGGGCAGCTTCGAGCAGCATCAAATCGGTGGAGGTAAGTCGGCGTTTCATTCGGTTTTTACGGTTTGAGTGTGAACGGAAAGGATTTCGAAGGCCTCCAGCGGCGTCTTCACCGCGTCGATCAGGTCTTTGATGACCACAACCATTGGATGCGTCCACTTCGCTTCACGGGCCGAAGCTTTGAACGACTTCCAGAGCAGGCTGATTTTCTCGGCGTCGTCGTCGGCAACGATCGATTCAGGATGCGGCAGATTGCATGGAACCCGGTCGATTCTAGCGCCCGCGGCTGCGATGATCAGCTTTGCCCGGATGGCACCATCGAAGCCTTCGGCCAGAACGTAAGAATCCGTTGAGATCGCAAAGTCAACCGGCGGTGGTTGCGGGACGATTTCTTCAGCCAGCGGCAATTCCGGCTGATCAGGGTCCGCAATCGTGTCCTCGACCGAATCGCTGTGCTTCTTTGAAAAGCTCAGCGTGGTTTTGATGCGACGATCCTTGTCCGCGTGATTGCCAGATTCGGCGTCTCGGAGCGTGATCTTGAATGAGGCGTGGAGATTGATTTCTCCTTCTTCAGCAATGATCGCTGAAACCTCGGGCCAATTGCGGCCCAGAAGGGTGGAGAATTGGACGCCGCCTTTTTCGGCAATGTCTTTGGCGAGTTCGGTCGTGATTTCACTCATTGGTTGGTGCGTTTTTGGTGATTGGTTTCCCCTCGTAAGCATCGAGACCGATGCCGATGAGGTGCGCAATGGTTTGCTGCTGAGAAAGAATGGTTCGGCCCTGAATCTTGCCTTGCTCGATCTGAACCCGAACGATGCGATCCGTGAGCCTCTTCGGGACTCGGATGTGGATGGAATGCTCCGTCATTTGATCAGAGGACAATCGGTTTTGTGATCCATGCCATCGGGCATCCCGCAGAGTCGGCAAATCGACCGAAGAAGCGCCGGCTCGCCCTGGATCTCCATCACGGTTGAGAACCGCGGCATGTCGTGACGTGCAAAGGGATGGCGGTCCAGTTCGGCTAGAAGCTCTTCGTTGCTCGAGATGAGCGTATTTATCTGGGTTTCCTGGGCCTTGATCTTTGCGCCGAGTCGTCGGTTCGATTCAAGGACAGCATCGAATCCTTCCTTGATCGATTCCAGAAGATGCATCGTTTCCTCGTGAGCATTCATTGCGCGGAACGGTATCCCTGCTGTTTCAGGTGGGCTTGGATATCCGATCGAGCAATGATGCAATAGGCATTTAGCTCGATCAAATCCGTAGATTGAGTCGGCAGCGCTGCGTTTTCTCGCATGATTTCCGCCAGCTTGAGAATCGATTCCCGCAGGCACCGATATTCGATGCCCGTCCTCACGTCCTCGATGGTTTCTGTTTCGTTCATGGATCAACCTTTAGCGGTTCGACTCATTTGCGGCAATGAGTTTTCCGGACTCCGTAGCTTTACACGTAGAAAACACCGTTTTATCAAGGGTTTTCGATCCGTAGACCAGACTCAAATCAGGCTCCGAAACCCAGAGAATCGATTCCCCTCGCTGCATATCTTCGAGCGCCGCAATCAAGGCCTGCGTCTCCAGAACGCGACCACGGATGTCTTCGGAGCTGACCGTTTTTGGGAAATCCAGGACAAGTGCTTCCTCGTACGCGGTGCAGCGTTTGAGCAGGAGCGTGCGCAGGAGATCGAGGGACAGATTCATCGCATCAAATCCTTCCAGAGCATGCGACCCAATATGATCCGCATCATCCTAATGATTGCGGTAAATCCATCATCGTTTTTCATGGCACTTTTGTTTCGTTGGAAGTTTTCAATTCTGATCGTTCGATGTTCTTTCGAAACTGCTGCATCATCTCGATGAGCTGGTCCATGTCTTGAACGGAAGGAGAACCGGCGCTCGGGCTGTAAAATGAGAGGTAAACGTTGAAATGTCCGATCGGGAAAGACCAAGTGATGGTTGTCGGTTGGTTCATTTATCTCGATAGAATGAGAGTTTCATTTTGGGAATCCTCCCCTGAAGTTCTCGACTGAAGATTGACCTGAAACCGGCTTTCATTTTTCTGAGTCTACTCGAATACCGACCCGCCGCCGCCAACCGAGGGTTATATTGCCAATTTAACGAGCAAAGAAATTGACCGTCAAAAGGATCGGTGAACACAGCTTCGATTCGAGAAGGTCTATATTTCATGGCGCTGTAGCAAAGTACCGCGCCGCAGCCAGCATCCGCATTTCGCGACGAATGTTGTCGAGCTGCCGACGCTGAATCCATGTGTTACTCCCGACGTATCGAAGGTTGCGGTACCGTTCTCGCTGGATCTGCCAGAGGTTTCGCATCGCGGATCGGCTGAGAGGGGGCGGAGGATCTAAGCGCACCCGCATTGACACGAATTTGATGCCGCCGCATCCATTTTCGTCAACGGTGTCGTCGAGCTGGGCAAACTGTCTGAGACTGAAAGGCAGTTTATTCATCCTCTTTAAGCTGAAGAGTCCCATCAGCTTTCAGCCCCATGATTTTCTGCCCGCAGCAGCCATAACTTGCGTACCAAATCGGGGTGCTGCGCCCCATCTGGAAATCACCGCCCTTGTAACCTTCGAAGATTTCTCCCATGCACGGGCGCACAATCGCCAAAGCTTCCGCAGCCGTGAATTGCTGGCCATCCACAAGCTCAAAGGCCAAATCGGAGTAATAACCGCGGTAGCTGTGTGGTTCGTGGAACTTGTGGACCAGAGTTTCAGGCTCCAGAGAAGACAGATGATCAATCAGCTTCCCGAGCGTCATTTGGGATTCGGATCGCTCTTTCTGCCATTGCGCTGACATTCCGTTAATCAGGGCCTGCATTGGGTGAATGGATTCGTTCATGCCCGCATCCTCTCATCCCGACGAATCGCTTCAAGGCCGGCGATGGTTTCACCGTAAACGTGTCAGCGGAAAGGCCAGAGTGGATGAAACGATGACGAGGAGTTCGAAAGTTTCACTGGATCTGGCTGACGAGGAGCAAAATCTCCCCTGTATTGCAGGTGATTTTCTTCATCCCACCAAATTAAAAATCTGAGGTCATCAGCAGCGACGGAAGCGGTGTTATATCCGAGAAACGCTAGATCTTCGATAATTTTGTTCGATGGGGACTTTCTCAGAAGCAAAGATCCGCATCCGTTTTTAATCGCCAACTGAATCAGGCGCGCTATTTCTTCGCGCTCACGATCCGTCGCTATAGGTGATGACAAGGCTTTGGCTTCTTCTGCGGTTGGGATCTTCACGGCTTCCATGAGATAGAAAAAGTGGGCTCCTTAGCTCCAAATCGAGTTGGCAACAGGATATCGTATCCGGCTTGAACCAGTAGAGCTTTTGCTTCCGACGAAATGTCCGTCACGGCGATTTCAAATTGACCTTTTTCAGCGGCTTCTTCGATCGACGTTTTCAGCGATGAAAGCTCGGCTTCGAGGCGGGATCTTTCAACGGCCAAGGCTTTTTCGGCTACGTCTTTTGCGTTCGGGATGTTCATTGGGTTAAACTGGATTTTAGGGCTTTCTATTGATGTATTTCACTCCGCTTTTCTCTCGGATTCGGTGCCAACAACAGCCGATGAAATATTGAAATTTTACTGCGGCTTCTTCTTTTCTGGCTGTCGCGTGGATGCATTCGATGATTTCCGTCAGCGGTAGTCTCTTCACGAAGTAGAGGATTTTGGGACGTACATTGCCCGCCATGGGGCCAAATGTTTCGGCCCATTCCTTCAAGACGATTTCGACAGCTTCTTGACCTTGGTTCTCGATCGATCTTCTAATTCCCCGAAACTTCTCAACGTCCGCGGCGATCCTTTTTGAGACTTCTTCTTCGTCGTAAAGCATTTGGCCTTTCCCCAAATTGCATGATCTACACGCCGCAACCAAATTTGTGAGATCGTCGCTCCCTCCTTCGCTTTTGGGCTTGAGATGGTCGACCTGAAGTTGTGCATCTGGACTTTTGTCTCCGCAATAGCGGCAGGCAAATCCAGCGATCGAAAGAACTTCAAATCTGGTAGTCAGAGAAAGACCTTCCCTTTTCCACTTCGGCCCCTTCTTTTTTTGATTCACCTTATCGGGCGTTGCGGATTTCATCGACTGTTGGTTCGGAGATTTGATTTTCAATTACAGCGCCGTTCACTCGTTCTGCTGGGTCGTGAATGTGAATTCCAGCCGCTGCCGCTCTTTTGCGCGCCGCTGCCCTTCCACCAGAAGAAGCCAGAATCCGGTTCTTGCGGGCCTTGTCTTCGTGCCGCTGCGGATAAAAGGCCACCTTGATTGAATCTCCTTCGAACCACCAAAGGTCACAGTCGGTCATGGCTTCTTTGCGTGTGACGCCGGCTATTTGTTGCCACTTGCGATCCGACCACTCTCGACAATCCTCGATTATCCCATGGTTTTCTTGCCCGATCGCGAAACGAAGCAAGCAAAGCCAAGTAGCGCGTTGAATTGGGTCGGCACCCTTAAACTCCGGCCCATCTAAGGCGGAGATGTGAATGTTGAGCCATTCCATGGTTGGGGGCTCAAGAAATGCGCCAAACTCTAATCTGATCATCAGTCTTGCGCTGCACCATCACCCACCCCTGCTTGCGACCGTATTCGCGTACGCATCGAGCTTCACCCGCTGAGGTCAAAATGCTTTGGTTGGGAAGAAGAAGTCGAGCGGCGTCTGGCAGCGCGTGAATGCGTTTTCTGGGTGCAGGAGGGAGTGGAGTGTCGTGCATATAGTCCATGATGTGTGCGTCGCGTGCATACGTCAAGTGCATTTGTGCATTCACTACCGTTCGCTAGTACCGTTCGCTACTCATCTGGGAAGTGCATAATCAAATCAAAGGGTTTGCTACGCCTTTCGTGACAGCATCGAACCATCAAAATCCATGACTATCGGTACGAAGCTGTGCTTCGGACCTAAGCCCAAGCGGCTATGAGCGCCGTCGCTGTCACGGGAAGGGCTGAAGCGCGGGCAACGGTGGTGAAAGCGGTGCTGTCACAATCACGCGAGGATCGAATACTCATCGACTGGTTTACGGTGATACCATCAGAACTGATAATTCTCATCCATAACTGAGAATCCGCGATTCTGATACTCGCATTTTTGAGGGTCCTTCCCATGTTTGAGAAATTGGGAACAGGGTCACGGT